ATTCGGATCACCTAATACAATAGAAATGTACGATGCTACTCATGGTGATATGATATTTACTACCTACTATAATGGCGTAAATGGTGCGCATAGGTTTAGAATTAATCACAATACAACGGATATTTTTGTTATAGATGGTAATGGTAATGTTTCTGTTCCTGTTGGAACTCTTACCCTTCCCAATTCTAATGTATTTACTGGATTCAGTGGATATGTAAATACAAATAATGCTTTACAAGTTTCGTCTTGGGTTGAATGCACCTATGTAAATAATAGAGCTGATTATAGAATATTAAATAAAGCTGCAACAAATTGGATTACTTTTGGAACTCGGAACACATCTGGTAGTGAATCATTGCTTGATTTGTCAAATATTGGAACAGTTTCTTGTGGAGCAATAACGAGTAGTGATACAATGGTTATCAATCGTGCGGGCGCAAGCAAGATGATTGACTTTACAAGGACTTTATCTGGTGGTGTTGCTCAAATTAATTTGGGAACAAATGTTACAGGATTTGGCATAACCAGACAGGTTGATGGTTATGAAGTATTGTCATTATCAACAGGCGGAAATTTAACGGTTGCACAATTTAAACTGTCCGCACTCAATACAGCACCTGCCAATGCCGGCGATACTGGAACGCTTGGAGAGATCAGGGTGGTTGATGGATTTATTTATGTATGCACAGCAACTAATACATGGAAACGATGTGCTATAGCAACGTGGTAAAATAATCGACATGATAATAAAACTTAAACTTAATTCTATAAATCATCCAATTCTTGATGAACTTTTAAAACAATATAATTTAGAAATTTTACCTTTAGTTCCAGGAGTTGTTCATGCAACTCATTATGTAAAAATTCAAACTCTTGAAAAAGATTTACAAAGTGAATACCAATTAAGAGTTGATTTGCGAGTTTGTGAAGATATAATAGAAATTGTAGAAGATTTTGAAAATTCGGAGCCAGTATAATGGGTAAAGCCCTTGTTATAGGAAATGAGGGAAGTGAATCCCATGAAAACACTGTTAGATCTTATTTTATAGGACAAGCTCCAACATGGACATGTGATATTGCTGAAGTAGGTTCTGGAACAAGTCTTTCAGGAAATATAATAACTCATCAATCAACTATAGGAGATTGTGTTTCTTTTGCAATTGCAAACTCATACAATGTAATTATTAGAAGCTATATTGGAGTTTGGTCTTATAAACTTGAGTGGGATGTAGCTTATGCAAACAATATACAAGTTGTTCATGCTCACGGAAGCAATTCACATATCCTTCTTAGTACTCCTCCTTATATTGTGCAATCAGCAATTTGTTGTGGTGGTGGCGTAACTGCAAATGAAAGAAGTTATGGATATGGATTAGAATTTTTTGATTATGGTACTACAGGTGATACAGAAGAAAGTTGGTCTACTGCAGTAGTTGCAGGAAAGCTTTGCAATATTTTAGATGGAGTATCTGGAACTATGGTGAATGCTCGATATAGAGCTCAAATGACAGGAAGTAGCAATCAAATATGGAACATTAATGATGGTTATGGGTTAATAAATGTATCAGCTGCTATAAATTATTACACAATACCGGAATCGCCCCCAAGAATGAATAGAATTACACTATCACCGTATTATTCTATGTAAATTTTAACTTCATTAAGATTATTTTAATATTTATGTTTAAGAAGTTTAGTGTTTACAGTTGGCCTGTAACACACAAAAACTTAATGAGGTCTTAAGAGCTTTGGTAGCTCAAACATTAAGTTAACAAATAAATTACTACTATGATGATCTTTTACATCATATAATAGAGAAAATAGATGTCACTTATCACAGTATCACCGGGAATTTTCACTCAAGAAAATGATCAATCTTTCATCCCCCAGGGAGTTGCTGCAATTGGTGGAGCAATTATAGGGTTGACACAAAAGGGTCCAGCATTCCAACCAGTAAAAGTTACAAATTTTACAGAATTTAGAAATAAGTTTGGAAATTTAGATCCCAAACTTTATGTTCCATACACAGCAAAAAATTATCTTCAAAATTTAAGCACATTAAATGTTGTAAGGGTTCTTTCAACACAAACACCACTTTCATTAGGTTCAGCAATTATTTTAGCATTTGGAACTGCTACTGCTAATACTACAATAACTGGTTCAGCAACAGCAATGGCAATTTTAAGATCACGAAATTCTACAACTGCATCTGCAACAGTTTCCGGTACTTCAAATAATTTTGTTCTCAATGTTGATGGTGTATCTGCAGCAAATCTTTCATTGAATTATGCAGATCCAAGTTACATTGGAAAAGTTTTGGGAACAAATCCATTTTCTGCAGTTCCAGGAGATTTAGTTCCAAGTGTTTATGTAGAAGAAATTTTTGATTATGCATATTTTGCTTCTGCAGGTGTAACAGGTAGTGCAACTACAAATGCAGCATTTAATTCAGCAATTGGTGGATTCAGTGAAGGAAATACTCCGACTGTTGTTTCACAAAACTTAAATGGTACAGTATATGATTTGTTTAGTTTTGCTACACTTGGTGACGGAGATGCTTCAAATACTGACATAAAAGTTAGTATTTCTGTTGACACATCACAAGTATCTGTATCAAGTTATCCTACATTTGTAGTTTCAATAAGAGACTATAGTGATACTGATCAAAGACCAGTAGTTCTTGAAACTTTCACATGTAATCTTGATCCAACTTCAAATGCATATATCAAAAGAGTTATTGGTGATAGAATAAAAACATTTAACACTGCTATTGAGCCTCCAGAATTAGTCTATGATGGAGAATATGAAAATGCAAGTCAATATGTAAGAGTTGTAATGGCTTCACCAGAAGGTGGATGGCCAACAAATGCTAAACCATCAGGATTCAAAGCAATTCCAGCAATGGGTCTTCTAGTTAGTGGTCCTCATTTCAAGACACCTTGGAAGATGGATCATACTAATTTCACTAGTGTAAAAGATTCTAAAGTTTATATGGGATTTGATTCTACTAAAAATGGTGCTAGTGATAGATTATCATTCTATACTACAAGCATTTCAGCAAGTACTTCAGGTACAGTAGCAAAAGGATTTTTGATTGCATCAGCAACTGCAGAACTAAGTGGATCCGGAAGTTTAACTTCAGCTTATAATTTTATTGATGCATCAAGCACTGCAATTTCTACTTCAGCTACTGTTTATGATAGCTTGATTAGATTTACAGTTCCTTTCTATGGTGGATGGGATGGTATAGATCCAAGAAAAGATAAGCTACAACTTCTTTTGGATGGTACCCTTTCAGCAGATTTGTGGAATGCAATTAAAGTATTAGGAAATCCTGATGAGTTAGATTTTAACTTGCTTACTGTTCCAGGAGTTTTTGCTGGAGGTCCTGCAACACAAGGAAACATTCCCCAGAAGGCATTAGAAATGGTAACTAACAGAGGGGATGCTTTCTATATTATGGATATTGCAGATGGTACTCACACATCTACATCAGGTGCAGTTCTTAATTCAACTGTCAATGGCGTAGTTACAACTGCACAAGGATTTGACTCAAGTTATGCAGCTTCTTATTTCCCATCAGTCAGAATTCTCGATGGTGACAATAATAAGTTTGTTTGGGTTCCTGCTTCAGTAGTTGTTATGGGTGCTTATGCATTTAACGATAAGGTTGGTCAACCTTGGTGGGCTCCTGCAGGTTTGAATCGTGGAGTTCTTAATGTATTTGAAGCAAGAAAGAGAGTTACACAAGCTCATCGAGATACATTGTATTTAGGAAAAGTTAATCCCATCACCACATTTGCTGGTCAAGGCGTAGTAGTTTGGGGTCAGAAGACTCTTCAAACTGCAGCATCTGCCCTTGACAGAGTTAATGTACGAAGATTAATGTTATATGCAAGAAAGACTATTGCTTCAGTTGCTAAGTATTACGTATTTGAAGCTAACAATAGTAAAACCAGAAGTGATATCACAAATGCTATTAACCCAATCCTTGAAACGATTCAAAAACAACAAGGAATTGAAAAATTCCAAGTTATCTGTGATGATACAAACAACACCCCTGATGTTATTGACAGAAACATTCTCATCGGAGCTATTTACATTCAACCGACAAAAACGGCTGAAATATTCATCTTCACATTTAACTTAACAAGAACAGGCGTTAGTTTCGCGGCCTAAGTTATTGCTAATCATCAAATTAACTAGAATAGGGAATCTAAAAAATTCCCTATTTTTGTTTAAAAACTTCTTTTTTTACCTGAAACTTTAAGATCCCAAAACACTATAAATTTACAATTTAGATAATTTTCTATTTCTTGTTGACGTTGTTTATCATGTTCGTCTTGTAACTTATGTCTTTTTTCATACACTTCATAAACAGTATTTGTTTCAGGACAATAACCATCAACTATATATCCAAGATCTTTGATATGATATTGCCTTTGAATCTTACAGTTGTCTTTAATTTCTTGTTCGTTCAGTATTTGCGTTTCGTTTTTTCCAATAAATGCAAATGGTTTACCTTTGTTTTTTTCAATATAATTTAACATATATATTCTCATATTTTTTTTGTGTTCTGCACTATGATGTTTTCCTTTCATTCCTATATTTTTATTATTAGACCATTGCATTTTTCTTATTTTAGGCCAGTTAACATCATAAAATTTATCTGAATTAGTAATCCCTTTAGAGATATTAATTTTATGTGTTTTAGATAATTTTCTTCCTTTGAGAGTAATACTTATTTTTTTGCAAGTGTTTATGGATGATTTTAATCCTTTATGTGCAATTCTTATTTTTTCTTTAGTTTCTTTGGAATGAAAATATCCCCTTAATTTAACTTTTTTTCTTATTGTATCAAGTCTTTTTTGTTTTGTCTCAAAAGTAACAAATTTTCCGGAACATTGCAAAGAACAATATTTCATCCATTTTTTTATTGGTTTGCCACAAGGACAAAAATTAATACAACAAGAATTAAAATGGCGATCAAATTGATTTAAAGATATTTTTTTGAAACACTTATTGCATTGTTTAGTTGATATCATAGTAGTTGTTATTTCTAATAATTGACCTATTATTATAAATATAAATAAACTAATTAATGGAATTAAAAATAAAATGAATTTATATTTATATTGTCATCAATTAATAGACAATTTATTTTTAATTTTTTGAGGTAAATATTATGGCTGATACACTTTCAATCGACCAACTTCTAGCAAACACCGCAGAACCAAAAAGACAACATCTATGGATTCTTTCCTTGGCTGGAATTGATGCATATACTTGCACATCAACAAAAAGACCTGGAGGTGGTGATTTTGGGGAAGTGACTATTGACTACATCAATAGTAAAAGATTTCTAGCAGGAAAATTTACGCCTGCTACATTTGATATTAAACTTTGGGATCCACTTGCTCCATCAGCTGCACAAAAAGTAGATCAATGGATTAAACTCCAATATGAAAATATTACTGGAAGAGCAGGATATTCAGCAATCTATAAAAAAGATTTTGAATTGAAGCTTTTAGATCCTCCAGGTGGTGTTGCAGAAAAATGGCAAATCAAAGGAGCATGGATAAAAACTGTCGATTATGGAACATTAGATTATACATCAGATCGACAAGTTGAAATTAGTTTGACTTTAAAATATGATTCGGCAGTATTGCTCTATTAGGCAAAAATTGTCATAAAAAGTTTCATAAATCATACAATTTTTAATAAGTTTCGCGATGCTTTTACGTGAACACAATAATATGAAAGATTTAAACAATGTCAAACCAAGAAATAGAGCAGTTTCTAACTACAATAACGGTTCCACTTCCAAGTAAAGGTTTATTATATCCAAAAACTTCGCCATTGTTTGGCAAAGAACAAGTTAGTGTAAGAGAGATGACAGCTAATGAAGAAGATTTACTTACTTCTCTGGCTTTGATTAGAACGGGAAAAGCAATTGATGAAGTTGTTCGGGCATGTATAATGGAACCTGATGTCGATGCTGAAAAGATGTTGGTTGGTGATAGAAATTCGATTATTGCAGGTTTAATTCTTGCAAGTTACGGTAGTTCTTATAAGACAGATGTAAAATGTGAAAATTGCAATGAAACAAATTTCAAATATGAATTTGATATTAACAATTTGCCTATCAAGTGGTTGAAGACACAACCTCTTGCAGAAGGTGTAAATGAGTTTGAATTTGAGTTACCAAAATCAAAAAAGAAGATTACTTTTAAATTAGCTACTGCTGAAGATGAAAAAGAAATAACTTCTTTAATTAGAAAAATGCAAAATTCAACTGACCGTGAACAAAATGTAACTATACGTTTAAAAAGGCTTATTACTTCAATTGATGGTGTAACTGATAAATCAAAAATTGTTAATTTTATTGAAGCAAGAAGACTTCCAATTATGGATTCTGTTGCAATAAGAAATTACATTGAAGAAATTTCTCCTGATATTGATACAATGCAAGATTTTAGTTGTAAAAAATGTGGCTTTCAAGGTAAAATCAATATGCCAATTTCATTTAATTTTTTCTGGAGAGCATAATTGAAATTAGAACCAGGGATGGTGGGTAGTGGGGATGGTCATGACTTGCCTGCAAAACTACAACATTTTTTTGCAGGAAAAGGGGCCAGTCATGCCTTTATCATAACATACCCAACAGGTTATGCAAAAGATATTGATATGGTTTTTGAAGCAGATATGAGAGTTGTTCATACCCCTTGGTTAAGATTTACAGAAGATACAACTTATAAATATTGGATTTTCAAAATAAAAGATGTTACTGAAGAAGAAATTAATTATGCATTAGACTATTGTATTAGAGAATTCGCAAGTGTTATCTATGGATTCTGGTCTTGGCCTTGGTTTGTTTGGAAATGGTTTGCAGAGAAATTCCTTCAAAAGGATGTAAGAAAAGAAAATAATTGGTTTACAAAAGGTGTTATTTGCGATGAACTTTGGTGGTGGTTTATATATAAGCTCACGGAAAAAGTATTGCAAAGATTGCCCAACAGTAAACATTGGCTTAAGTTACAAAATCATCTCAAAGAATGGAATCCCGATACCATTCAGTCTGCCGAAGTAAAAAAAATAATGTTTAGTTTTCCTCAAATATTTCAATTTTATATTTCCCATGAATGAAGATAGAACAAAATACGAACAAAATCAAAAAAAGTTTTTAAGAGGTTTTAAGGAAAATGTTTTAGAAGAAATATTCCTCTTGATTTATAAAACCTCAATGACTTATGAAGAAGCATCAAATTTACCAATCACGAAGAGAAAGTGGTTTGTTAATAGGCTAATCAAACAAATTGAATTAGAAAACCCTCAAAAAAAATAAACTTATGAAAAATAAAAAAAAGAAACTTAATGAGAGTGTTTTTGATGTCTTATTGACAGCACTTGTGATGCACGTAGCACGGAAAGAAGGATTAAAAGATCCCGAATTTAGAGCAATTATTTCCAAGCATGGGGGTGAACTAAGACAAATATCAGCTGATATCCAACAGAGCTTGGATAAAATAGATAAAATGAACAAAGCAGGAAAATGGTAAACTAAATGCCACGTAATATAGACGACGACGATGATGATATATCTTTTGGTGGTGCTACAGAAGCAACCTTAAGATATAAATGGGCCCAACAAGCCTCAGCCGGAAATTTTGCAAGTATGAAAAAATTTGGTGAAGTTGTTGATAGAGCTACAAAAGAGATGGAAAAAATTGCTTCTAATATATCCGGCAGCAAAACACTTTTCGGTCCGAATGTTGGCCAATCTTTTGAAAAATTTCAAAAAGATATTGAGGAACAACTTAAAAAGAAAATTTCTTCTGGTTCTGCTTTAGCTAAAATTGAAGGTGATATCTATCAAGTAACTGATATGAGATTAAAATCTCTTCAAAAAATTGCTAAACAAGAAAAAATGAGTGCTGAAAGGAGAACTGAAATTGAGAATGTTATTTTAAAAGAATTAGAAAGACAACAAATTTATGCACGAGATTTAACAAAAGCACAAGAATTATATGGAACTGCAGTTAAAAAGATTTCTTCGTTTTTAGGTGGGGGTTCAATAAGCAGAGCTTTCGAATCATGGGCGGGAAAACATGAAACAGCAGTAACTGGAAAAATGGCTTCACAAATGGGTGAAGGTAAAGGTTTTGGTGCTGCTATGGAACAAGTTGCAGGATCATTAAGTAAAGTAGCACCACTTATGATTGTTATTGGTGGTGCTGTTGTATTTTTAATTACAAGGCTTAAAGCTTTGTTTGAATCAGAAGTTGCATTAAATAGTGAAATAGTAAAAGCTACTGGTGCAAAAACAGGAACAGATATTTTTTCTGCAAGAATAGACAGTGCTGCTGGAATCTTACAAAAATCAATGGGAATGGGTATTCCTGAATCAAAGGCAAAAGCTGTAGAAGCTGCTGGTGGTTTGGTTAAATCTTTTGGTGATTTAAAAAGTCTTTCTCAAACAAACTTAAATACTGTCGTAGCCTTACAAGCAAGAATGGGTATAAGTGCTGATGAAGCAGCTTCAATGGTGATGAGTCTTGAACGAGGTGCTGGATTAACAGCCGATAAAATTCAACCATTATTTGCTGAAGCAGCTGCCGCATCAGTAAAATATGCAATAGGTTTAAATACAATTCTTAAAGATGTTGCTGATAATGCTTCACTTTTAAAACTTAATACCAATGGAACCGCAGATGCATTTATTCGAGCTGCTGTAAATGCTCGACAAATGGGAACAACTTTAGAGTCTCAACAAGAAACCGCCAAAGGATTTGCTACTTGGGAAGGTGCTGCTTCTAAAGCTATTCAACTTTCATTCTTGACAGGAAAGAGATTTAATGCTCTTCAATTATATACTCAAGCTAATTTTGGCAATTCTTTGGATATGCAAGAACAATTGTTGAAATCAGTTAAAAGCACATTCTTTGATCCACATACCTCAAGAATTAGAAGAGAAATGATTGCTCAACAAATTGGATTAGGATCTGCTGCTGAGATGGAAAAACGATATTCAGCAATGAAAGAAGAAGCTAATATCCAAAAAGATGTTTTACGAGCTTTTGGTGCCGGTGGAGTTGAACAACTAGGAAAAACAGAAAATTTAGAATGGGTTAGAACTGCAGTTAGAATGAGGGGAACGGGTCTATCAAAAGGTGATTTAGAAGCCGAAGCAATGAGACTCAAACAATTATCTGAAAAAGCCGCTGGCGAGAAAAAAGATATAGCTGCAAGTCTCGGATTAAGAGATTTAGTTTCTCCAACAGACTTTATTTTGGGTAAAATATTTAATTCAATTGATAAAGTTCTTATGCCTATTGTTAGAACAGCTGTTCATTGGTTAGAAAAACTTGCCAACTCTTGGGTATTCGGTGGAGAAGAAGAAGTTCCTACTGCAGAAAATACTGTCATTCCTACTGAATTTGCAAATGATCCATTTAAGGCAGCAAGTTATATTTTACAAAAACAAGCAGAGTTTTATAAAGAACATCCAGTTGATATAAAAGCTCCGGGAAAAGGAAAACTAAAAACGGGAGATAAAAGAATTCTCCGAGATCAAGAATGGCTACCTGAAGGTCAACAAGGAATAAAAGTTGAAATGTACATGGATGGAAAATGGATACCAACATTCCAAAAAATAAAACATGAAAGATAATGCCAACTCCATCAGAATACATAGAAACAGACGAGTATAAACATAGGTTTGGGAATTATACATCTACTAATGTAAATCAAATTGTATTAACTGATACAATCAATAAGCAAAATAGAGCAAATGTAAAAGCTACCGTAGATCAAACTACTATTATACAAAATACAAATCAAGGTATCTATACTCCAAAGTCACCTGCCCCAACAAATGTGCTTGCTGCCCATCTTGAATTGGCTAAGTTAATAACTCAATCTGGCAATTTACTTAAAATGACGTCTCAACAAGCTGTCTTGTATGCTTTAAATCCTTCACCTTCAATAGTTAATCCTTCTCTTGCAATTGTACCGGGCGAAGGAATTATTCCTACTAGTCTTGGTCCAGAAACTGTTTATCCTTCTGTTGAAGCAACATATCAAAAAACTTATGGGGGTTCAACACTTGGCTCTGTTTCAGTTGCGTCATTTTCAAAACTATCTTTTACAACAAAAAAGACCATTTCTGGTGTTGAAGTTAAAACAATAGAGGGAAATGATTTTAGGACTATATTTGGTGATACAAGTATTGCCAATGACCAAACTAGAAAAGCACCGGATCGAGCATTTGAAACTAATGCAATTTTAGATAAAACATCTAGAAGTTTTGATTCAGATGGAATTTTAAAATTAGAACCAGATACAGCACCTGATGCAACTTCAGATAAAAAACCTGAACCTAATATTGCAGGAATGGCATTTCCATTTTATTTTGAATCCTTAAATTATGGTGAAAATCAAAAGTATGCTGAAAAGTTTATTTCGTTTCAAGCAACATTTAAAGGCCTCAGAGAAGTTTATACACCACAATGGAATCCAAAACAATATTTTGGTAGAAGTACAGCAATATATACCTATGCTAATACACAAAGAACTTTAACTTTTAATTTTACTATTTTTGCCCAAACAAAAGAATCACTTTGGCTAGTTAAACAACGAGTAAACTGGTTAGCAAAACATTGCTATCCAACTTATATTAATTTGTTAACTACTAAAACAAAAATTATCTCTGAAGCTCCAATTATCAAAGTAACAATTGGAGATTTGTTTAGAGATACACCTGGGATTATTACTAGTTTGGAATATGATTGGGATATAGAGGGAAATAATTTGTGGGAATTAAGTAAAGATAAAATTATGCCTCATGCAGTAAATGTCACTCTTGGATTTACTATTCTCCATGATAAATTTATGAGAAATGATCCTCAATCATTAAGTCAAGGAAATGAGTCATCTGATTTTTACTCATTTATTTTACCGAACACTAAGAAAAAAGGATTTAATGTAGATGCATTTACATCTGCCGAAGTAGATACAATAGTATCGAAAGCAATAGGATCATAAAATGTCAGAAAGATATTCATTTCAAGCAATAAAACAAATTCAAGATGTTGATGGAATGCAAAAAACTATTATGTCGATGTTTCCGGCTATCAAGCATGAAGATTTGTATAGTTCAACAGATTTGTTTGTAAAACTAAAGTATGGCCAAAGATTAGATAATTTAGCTTATCAATATTTGGGAGAAGGACAATTATGGTGGGTTATTTGTTTAATGAATGGACTAAATACTCCTTATGACCAATCTCTAATTGCTGGTAAATTATTAAGAATTCCAACTTCTATTAATAGAATCATTCAAATTTTAGAAAGTAACGCAACTTAATGGCCAATGAAATAATATATGCCGAAAATAGTCTTCAAGTAATTTCTGGATGGAATGAAAAATTGAAAATGACTAATGATCAATTATCCAAATTCATTCCGTTTGTAGAATTATTTTGTATTTTTGACCAATCAAAAGCTAAGACTGTTTCAGATGAAAGGTTAATATCAGAAGGAGTTCCTGTTACAATAAAGCCTTTGGTTGGTACTGAAGAAAAAGTAACAATATTGCCATTTTTTAGTTTGCAAGCACAACAAACATCTACCGATTCTAACAACCGACTTTTATATTCAAGGGGAATTCCCGGAATTGAACAATTAATGGTTACAGCTGAAAGTTTTGATTCTAATGCTTGTCGAGTAAATATGATAGTTTCAATTCCAACACTAGAAAAAGATATAAAAATAAACAGTGCTTTAAAAAAGCTGCTAATACTTAATTCAGATTGGTTATTGATGTACGGTTGGGCAAAAGAATCACAAGGTGTACCGATGTTTGCCGATCAAAAAACTGAAATAAAAATTGATCTAACATCTGCACACAAAGGCTATTACAAAGTTTGCAAATTAATATTAAATAGATTTGACTGGGAATTGGGTAGAGATAAAATAGCAACTGGAAATTTTGAATTTTCAACAGAAGCAAGAACAGCTGTAACAACATTTGATATTGCTCACTATCGAGGAAATATAGGAAATTATTTAGATTCGAAACCTATACCCCCTTCTGAGACTTCAGAACAATTTACTAATGCAGAAAAAATTTATCAAAAAGTAGAAAAAATTGTTATTAAGTCAGGTATTTCTAGAGTAGTTGAAGAGACTAAAACTAATTCTTATTATAGCCTTGGATGGGTACTTGAGGCAATTAGGCAATCTTTACCAAAAGAAATTATAGAAAAAAACATTAAATATATTAATTTTGATAAATTTAGTACTCCAAAAACTATGAAAATATTTGGAGACAAAAAAACTATTAGAAATATTAACATACCTAATTTGGCTTATATACCTGTTCCAGCAACTGAATTAAGAACAAGGGTTCTAGATAATATGGATGACCATTTTATGTGGGCTATAATGGAAATATGCAAGATTGCCAGTGAGTCTTCTTTGGGTTTATTTGATGTTGTAGCTGTAATGGGTTATGATGGACAAAGTGTTTATATCATTGATCTCAATTCTCAATTGGGTGCAGTAACTGTCAACAATGCAAAACCAGAAAACGTAGATAGAATGACAATGTATATCTCAGCTGAAAATTCTTTAATTGAAAATGCTTCGTTTTCTAGTCAAATATCAAAAGATGCATCGTATGCACTACCAAGATTAATTAATACCGAAAATGGTAGGGCAACGATTTTTAGTACTTTTTTTGAAGATGCCCAATTAGATAAACCCAAAACACAAATTGGTAAATTAATCCAAAGTTTGAAAGTAAGTGATCCTAATGCATATACATTAGATACTAAAAACTTAAAAGCTAATTTTGAAAAAATACTGAAAAAAGCTGAAGATAAAGATCCCGGAACGATTTTTTACGAGATTATTGATAACCAGGCAATGGATGTCGGGTTAGCATTAAGGGCATATTTTACAACTTTAACTTTAACGATACATGGGACAGCTTTAGTGCCATACGCTACACATATAGATTTTAGAGGTTTTATTGAGGGTGTGGATGGTCTTTATTGGGTCTTGGGCTCGCAAGATACGTTGACTCCCGGGGATTTTAGGTCAACTCTAACGTGCACTTTACAAGATCCATATAGTTAAGATTTATTGTTTACAATATTAACTATTTTTTTTAAATTATGGTTAGGTGTAACTTCTTAATTGTTCTTTTTTCAATACTTGAAATGTGCTTTTGCTGAATTCACTACTAAGATACGAATTATGGCAAAAAGCAAAATTTATTTCGGTAAAGAAACAGAACTAGCCATCCGTGACTATATCAAATGTGAAAATGAAGCAGAGAAAGAATTAATCTACCTTCGTAGAATAATGCCTGCTTTTCTAAAACTCACTGAAAATATAGTTAATATGCCCCGTTTTAATTTTAAAAAAATGGGTAGCTTTACTTCTTTACAAGATGAAGTAATGGCTCATTTGTATTCCAATATAAGTAAGTTTAATCCGAAAAAAAGGTCAAAAAAATCCAACAAAAAAGTAAAAGCTTTTTCATATTTTGGAACTGTTGCTAAAAACTATCTTGTACAAAAATCAATGAAAAGGGCTAAAGTTGGTTATTTGAATGAAAATGTAGAAGGCTCTGAAATTCCATTAGATAATAATTTGATGTTGTCAGTGAATGATGAAAATATTTCTGAGATGTCAGAGTTTTTATCTCTACTAGTAGAAAATTTTGAATTGAAAAGAGATGGCTATTCTGAAGATAAAAAGAAAGTTGCTGATGCAATAATATATTTTATGAAAAATGTTCAAAAAGAAGCAATCTTTTGTAAAAAACATTTATATTTATTATTAAGAGAATATTCTGGGTTAAATTCAAAAACTATAACACAATATTTAAAAGAATTTAAAATTGAATATAATTCTATAAAAAAAGATTATTATAATGGCAATTTGTAAACAATGCGGTAATATAATTATAGAACCCCATTTGCTTGGAAAAAATAGAATAAGTCATAAAATATTCATTAAGCGACAATTTTGTTCTAATTCATGTTCTACTAAATTTACTAGTAAGTTCAGGTATAAAATATGCGAAAAATGTAACAAAAAATTTGAATCTAAATCTGATGAAGTGAAAATTTGTACTAAATGTAGTAAAATTAAAAAATGTTTGTATTGTAATAAAGAAACAAAAAATAATAAATTTTGTTCACTTTCTTGTTGTGCAAAATATAGTCATAAAAATAATATACTTGGTAAATTGAAACCAAAGATTAAAAGAGTTTGTATTCAATGTAAAAATACTTTTATTCCAATAAGAAAAGAAAGAATTCTTTGTTCTAATAAATGTGCAGCTGTTTATAGACATAAAGTATATAATTTTCATATTTCAAAATCTTGTAGAAAATTTCTTAACAGACTTGAAAATATACTCGAAATAAAAATAGAAAGAGAATTTATGTTAGATTATAGGTTTTTTGATGGAAAATATAAAAATATACTTTTTGAAATTGATGGACCATTTTATCATTCTTTGCCAAGACAAAAGAAAATTGATATTCTTAAAAATAATATTGCTTTGAAAAATAATTTTAAGTTATATAGATTCGAAGTAGGTAATGTTAGTGAAATTAATAAAGTTATTATAAAAAATACAGAATCAATTAATCAAATTAAAAGTTTAGTTTAAATGAAAAGCACAAGAGAAATATATGATCCATCTCTTAATATTATTAGGGATGTTAATCAAAAATATCGATGTGATAAAGTAAATAATAGATTAATTTATCGTGGTATAATTACGTTTGTTGATAGAGTTGGAAATGACTCTCGCCCACCATTTAGTTTAAGAGCTAAAGTTTTTGGTATTGATGATCCTTCATCTGATGATGTATCAGAGAATTTTTACCCTTCACTGTTCCCTCCACACCTAATCTCCATTCCGGAAGTGGGAGAAGAGATTTTGATTATTTGTGAGGAAGTTGGAAATTTAAGATCAGGTTTTTGGATTTCAAGATATAATTCAAATAATACTTTAACTAAGGTAAATGTTGGGTATGATGATGATTCATCAATAAATATTTCAGATAAATTAGGCATTGATACTGAGACTATTCCAAAAGAAAAATATGAAGATTCTCCAGATGATGCTTATCCAATACCCGAAACTAGATTCAAGCCCGGTGATACATTAGAACAAGGTCGATCTAATACAATTATAAAACATTCTTTTGATAAAAACAACAAAAAAGGATATATAGAACTAGTTACAGAGAGCCAAGATAATGGTGATAAGTTTTTTCAGGATGATTTTCAAAAATCTAATGGTGCAAGGTTAATTTTAGCTACTTTATCCAATATAGATGACGAAATTATTTCAAAAACACTTCAAAAAACATTTTCTGAGACATTTTCTGGAATTAAAAACTCAAATTCTGCCTATTTATTACTAGAAGCCGCAAAGCTACGATTGATATCCCGGGATGGCGGCCAAGTTCAATCTGCTGTTTTAGCAGAAAATCAAGAAATTTGGTTGAAAGCTCTTACAGAACAAATTGTAAAATTGATTGACCAAGTGGATAAATTAAAATCAGCTTATGATTCACATACACAAGATGCAGGTTTACTATTAGATTCTACAGGAAAACCTTGTACTGGAAAAACTTCATCTCCTACGAGTTCAGGAGTTGTTGTTGAACCAATAAAATCAGCTGTAAATGACTTAAATTCTAAAATAAAAGATCATCACAGTCGGGTTTTGGCAATAAACTAGAATGAGAAAAATAAAAAGTTTAAAGAAGTTGTCTTATGCTCCAAGATGCAAAGGCAAAAAACGGTTTTTCAAACATGATTTATTTTCACAAAGTGAAAAAAATTTTTTAGATCAACTTGAATTAATATATGGGGTAAAAATAGAAAGGCAATTTGCCTTACATTATAGGTTTTATGATGGTAGATGGAAGGATGTTCTACTTGAAATTGACGGCTACAAATGGCATTCAAAGAAAAAAGCCATATTAAGAGACAAATATAAAGACTCTATTGCAAAAAAGTTTGGTTTTAGAATTTTTAGAATAAGTTTAAATAACATTAGGGAAATACCAAAAGTATTGGAAGAAAACAAACTCCTTTTAGAAGAGATATTCAATGACGAACAAAAATGTTCTCTTTCCACTAGTAAAGAGTAATACAAATGGCTATTTTAATTTAACAGAAACAACACTAGAAAACTTAAAACAAAATATAGCTATTATGTTTGCTACAGATATCGGTGAGAGAGTTGTCAATAATCAACTTGGTTCAAAATTTAGAAGCATTCTTTTCGATCCTAGTAACACAGAAAACATTCAAACTATATGTTCAGGCGAGGTGAGTAGAATATTTAATACTTTTTTCCCCCAATTAAACCTTGATGTAGTAAACGTAAAATATTTAGATGACACTAATACAACGCAAAATGCCGTTGAAATTTTTATACAATATTCACTTAAGAGTGTCGAAACAATACAAGACTCATTAACAGTTGCTGTGGGTTAAAATAAATGGAATTATACAATCAGATCAAGAAAATACCAACTATTTCTTATACATCAAGAGATTTTGATTCACTACGAAGTAGTTTAGTTAATTATATTTCACAACAATTTCCAGATTCTTTTAATGATTTTTCCGATCAATCAGCAGGAATGGCATTATTAGAATCTGTTTGTTATGCAGGAGATATTTTAAATTTTTATTTAGATCATCAATTTAATGAGCTATTCTTATTTACCGCACAAGAAGAGAAAAATATTATTGCCGAAGCAAAGAATCTAGGGTATATAATTAGAGGTAAAGCTGCATCACAAAATAATAATATTGTTCTAACTTTTAATTATCCAACTTCTGGTGTAACAACAGCGTATGAATTTACATTAAGAAAAGGAACTCGATTTTCAGATAAATCTGGGAATGTAACTCAAGAAATGTTGTATGATGTTGATTCAAGTTTATCTGCAAGTAAAATAGTTGATGTAGCAAATAACGTAACATCTGCATCAATTTCAGGTATTTCAACTCTTGGGGGAGTTACAAAAATCTATCAAATAAATATTGGTAGTGCAGTTCCGTTTTTAAAGTTGCCTTTACCATCCCAAGATGTATTAGAAATACTTAGTATAACTAGTTCAGATGGATTCACTTGGTATGAAGTTGATTACTTAGCCCAAGAAAATCAATTTGTAGGATTGGTAAATGACCAAAGTACAAGTGCTCAAGTTCCGTATGTTTTAACATTAAAAAGAGTTCCTCGAAGATTTACTTTGGAACGAGAAGCAAATGGCCAAGCTTACTTAAGGTTCGGTAGTGGTACAATGGACTTAAGTGATGCTGAATTTATCCCAAATCCTGAAGACTATATTTTACCTTTAGGTATTAGAGGCGCAGTATCTGGATTTAGTCCGGCTTCAGTAGATCCATCAGATTTTATAAATACGAGAACTTTAGGTGTTGCTCCGGCAAACTGTACCTTAACAATTAAATACCGTTCTGGTGGTGGTTTAGCATCAAACGCTTCAGCAAACATTCTTACGGAAATAGTTCAAAAGTATTTAGAGTATAAAACTACTGGAAATGATTTCAATAAGAGCAAGATGGAAGCTTCAATGAAAATTAGTAACCCAGAACCTTGTACAGGTGGTGAAGATGAAGAAACATTAGATCAAATAAAATACAATGCTTCGGCGAATTTAGCATCTCAATTACGATGCGTTACTTTACAAGATTATATTGTAAGAACTTATACAATGCCTCCAAATTTTGGATGTGTATTTAGAGCTACAGCATCTAAAGATCCCAATAATTTTAATGGATTGAGACTTTCAATTATCACAAGAAATTCAGATGGCACTCTTACAACTGCTTCAGATGCTTTAAAAATTAATGTTGCTAATTACTTGAAAGAATTTAAGAGTATTTCAGAGAACCTTAATATTGTTGATGGTAAAGTGATAAACTTGGGCATTAACTTCTCATTGATTTCTGATAAAACAACCAACCAACAAGAAATATTAGCTAATGCTCTATTAAAATTGCAAGAATTCTTTGATATTAGACGTTGGAATATTGGTCACAGTATTTCTATTAGTTTGATTCAGAAAGAATTAGTAAACATCACTGGTGTTTTAGCGGTTCCAGAAGTAAAATTTGTTCAAATGCCTCCAAGTTATGCAGGCCGAACTTATATAGATAGCTCAGGTTACTACAATTTACAAGCTAGAATCAAAAATAATATAGTTCAATGTGATCCGGACTGCATTTTTGAAGTTCGATATCCAAAGTTCGATGTTTCTGGTTCTATAATTTCATGATAAGTATTTGCTTAAATTGTGGTTCAGAATTTGAATCATTTAAAAGTAGACATAGAAAATTTTGTTGTAATTCGTGCTCAATAACTTATAGTAACAAGCATAGAAAATTATCTGAATCTACAAAAATAAAAATAGGGTTAGCAAATAAGGGAACAAAACCAAATAGATTCAAAAAAAGATTAGAAATTAAATGTGCATTATCTGATTGTAACAATACTTGGTTTAGTTTAGAAAGTCAAATTGGTAAAAAGTATTGTAGTAGAAAATGTAGAAATATTGCTTTAAAAGAAATAATGTCAGAACATATGAAAAATTCTTATAGAATAGGTAAAATTAATAATTCAGGAGTAAATAATAGAGCATTTGGAAAACCTTCAGTTTTTAAACATCATACTTTAGAAGCTAAGCAAAAAATAAGAGAATCTCGAATAAAACAAATTGAGAAAGACTTTGGTATTTGCTATCCTCAAATTGGAAGAAATGAAACTCAATTACTTAATGAACAGGAACATAAAGATAAATGCAAGATTCAGAGGCAATATCATGTAAAAGGATTGGGTTACGTAGTTGATGGATATTGTTCTAAAACCAATACTGTTTATGAAGTGTATGAGAAAAGACATCAATTGCAATTTGAACATGATTTGCTAAGACAAAATGAGATTACAGAATTTCTAAAATGCAATTTTAAAATTATTTGGGAGAACTAAATTGGGTTTATTTCGTACACCGATAATTAAAGACAATACAATTAGTACTTACAGCAGTATTGCAAGTCTAACAGGATTGGGCAATGCAGGAAATTCTCAGATTGTTGATTTATGGGGATGGTACAAAGATGGCAAGAAAGTTCTTGCTAGAATTTTAGGCCAAGTTGATATCAATACTATTAAAAATGCTATTGCAAATGAAACTATTCCTTCAAGTTCTGTAAGTTGTACATTGAAATTTTTTAACATCAACCATGCACAAACACAAGCAAATGATTTTACTGTACAAATATATCCAATTACTACTCAATGGACTGAAGGTAGAGGAAATAGAGTTGATTCATTTACCCATGAAGGTGTATCAAATTGGTTGTCAGCATCTACTTCAGCAGCATGGACAGCACCTGGGGGTGATTATTTAGTAGATAGCAGTTCAGCAACTCAATATTTTGAATCGGGATTTGAAAATTTAAGCGCGACTTTAAGTGCAATGGTCAATAATTGGGTTAGTGGAGTATCTGCAAATTATGGATTCATTATTAAAATGGACGAGACGGCCGAAAGTTTAACATCTACTAGTGAGCAATGGTATAGAAAATCATTTCATAGTAGAAGCACGAATGATGTATTATTTCAACCATATTTAGAATTTGCATGGGATGATTCTATACAAGATGATAGGAAAGTAGGCACTTTCGGCAACCCAATGAGTTTGTATTTTTACAATACTCCAAATGGAGTTTACACAGACATCGATTCAATCACATCTAGTTTTCCTGGAACTGTAACTATCTCTAGTAGCCTTTCTGCTTTTACTCCACTATCATTAAGTGCATCAAGAGTAAAAAAGGGTATATATAAAACAGATTTTACATTTCCAGTCTCAGGTGCAGGAGCAACAGCATTTTATGATAAATGGACAATTACATCTAGTTCATCTGGCAGTCCTGTAACTTTGAATTTTTATCCATCAAGTAGCGTTTCAAGTCAAAACAACATAACTGTTTATGATGTTTCTTTCAAAGTAATAGATTTTGATAATGGAATTATTTATAAAGGAAACAATGTAACTAAGAAAATATTTGTTTGGCAGAGAACAGCTAATGTTGAACCATTAGTTCAATCTGAAGTTAATTCTATATCTTCAATTGCTGCCTCAACAATTCCAAGTTATATTTCTACAAACGGTAGTTGGCAAATTATTAATGATGCAGGATTTGTAGATGTAGATTGGCAGCCATTATCATATGATTCTGATAGTAACTTCATTACAATTAATTCACAAAATTTTGCTAAAAATCTATTGTACACAATTAAATTCAAATTAGATATTCAAGGGCAGACTTTATTGTTTGATAAAACATTTAAAATAGTATAACTACATGTCAATTAGCGCTTTTACAGGACAATATTTTACTAATCAAGATCAGCTTTTTAGAAAGTTTTACGATTCTAATTCTATAAGCTCAGATTTTGTGCAGCAAAGCCTTTCTTCAATAAGAGTGGTTGAGCCGACAATCGATTTTAGTGACTTCTCAAAGCATGTGTATTTTAATTCTGCTGAGTTGAAAACAACGGCAGCAATTGATAAATTAAGACTTACATACCCAATAGGAATTTCCGGCCAGTCTACAGCTAGTTTATGTGCTGAGAATACAGCAATTTATGACAACTATCTTTTAACTCTTAATGGATTTGAAGAATATGTTCTCAATTATCTTGGTGGTATAACTGGCAATCCTTATCTTGGTTCATCTCCGTCTGTTACAGCGTCAAGTTCTGCTCAAGATGGAACAGTTATTTATTTGATAACATTAGCAAGAAGCTCAAATAATGTAATTACAGGAATTCAATCTACTTATGCTAATAATTTAATAGCATTAGCACAATCTTATGATGCTGGATTCAATACTGTAAATGCAATGTCAGGCACTGCTAGTGATTTTGATATTGTTTATTTTGATGATGGTGATTATAGAACCTCTAGAATAACACCAGCAACAAGAATTGATTATGTAAATAGACAGTCAAATATGGCTGATTGGATGCCTCAATCTTTGTATACTAATGATGAGGAAAATAACCTTCAAAAATTTATGTCTGTTGTTGGTGCAATTTTTGACGATATTAAACTTTACATAGATCAATTTGCAAGTGTCAATCACATTTCGTATGATGAATTTTATAGGATTCCAAATGGCTCAATTCAATCCTTAATTGCAAAGCATTTTGGATTTGAACTTGTTGATACTTTATTGAGACAAGATATTTCTCAATATCTAAGGAGAACAGGTGCTAATGAACCTTTGTATCAAGTTTCTGCAAAGATATGGAATCGAGTTTTAAATAACTTGATGTATCTTTATAAGAAAAAAGGAACATTAGAAAGTGTAAGATCACTTATAAGGATTTATGGATTGCCTGCTAATTACATGCAAATTGATGACTATAGTTTCCATGCTGATCCTGAGTGGCAAGAAAAAATTGAGTATCGTGATGTAAGAGTTTTGAATATTTCAAATAGTGCATACATAGCTACTTCTGATTCTGTTACATCTAGTCTTACAGGAATTAATGGCAATCAAGACTTTACACTTGAAGCTAGAATAAGTTCTTCAAGTCTATCAAGAGCATTTAATATCATATCTTTATCAGGTGGTGCAACTGGTTGCCAACTTTACTATTCTCCTCCTGGACAGATAAAATTTGTATTTTCAGGACTGGGAACTGCAACTACTACTGCTTCAGCATCTGCTTCTTTGAACTACGCTTTAAGTACTGGATATGTTAATATTTTCGGATCAAGACTAGGTCTAACTGGAATTGTTCAAGCAAGCTGGATAGATGAAACATCTGGTTCAGCTACATATACTTCTTTAAGTGGAAAAGTTTTACTTAATTCTCTTTCATTTACTGCTGGAAATAATCAAATAGTAGTTGGAAATTCTGGTGCCTCTGCATTTACTGGAGATGTTCATGAAGTAAAAATGTTCAAAGTATCGCTCAACCCTTTAGATATGCAAGAACACACCGAAAATTATGAATCAGTAAGTATGATGAATTCTGGAAGTGCTGCATCAAATAGTGCAGTAGTTTTTGAATGGAAGTTAAAAGAAAATGTAGTTCTTACAGGATCTAACTATATTGTAAATTCATGGACTCTTAATCCTTCTTTAACAGCTGCATTTTATGGTTCTGCATCAGGTCAGAATAATTATATAATTGCAGAAAACATGAGAAAGAAAATAGAGTTTAGTAATATCGGAGAATTTGTTGAAGATAATGTTGAATCATATATTGACAATGTAGGAAATAAATTTGATAAATCAAATATTTTACATATAGGATTTAAACCAATTAATGCAGTTAATAATGACATCATAAATGTTCTTGGAGATTTAAGTGTATCTGAAATGATTGGTGATCCTCAAAATTTCTATGGTTCTTTTAGTGGTTATCCTTATAGATACACTGTTGAATCGGCATCTGCATCAAGAATTTTTGAAAGATATGCAGGTAGCAAAATTGACTTCAATAATTATATTGATGTACTTGAAAATTTGTCTCCTATTATCGAAGGAATTATGAGCGGAGTTAATCAATTAATTCCAGCAAGGACAAATCTGTTAAATAGGGGAGTTACAATTGAAAAACATTTACTTGATTCTTCAAGATTCCATTCAGATTCACCCCTTATTTATGCTGAACCAAAATTGGAAGCAGATATAGAAAGTGAAATGGATGTTGTTGGTGATCAACAAAATACTAATGACAGATTTCAAATATCACCTGCTGTAACAGATTATGTTCAAAATAACTCCACAAATTTTAAACGAACAATCAACAAAAATATTACAGAAATACAACCATTTTATCAAGAAGTAACTAATCCATCCAACACTTTGTTAGTTACAAATCTTAACAGAAACTTTTTACAAACTGATAGCACTCTTAGTCATGATGGTAAATGGACTACATCTATAACTGGAACTATTAAATTGATTAGACAGAGTACGGGTAAAACAATAACTTCAACACAAAACTGTGTTCGTATAGAAATACCTTTTTCTTCAAGTGCTACAGATCATTTTGAACATTGGTTTGATACTGTGATTAATAATCAGCCATTTAATGATTCTGAATTGTATCATGACTATCCAATTACTACAACAAAAGGTATCACATTCCGAATCACTTGTAAAGAAAAATTCTTTGATAAGTCTATTGGTTTAGTTGAAATGAGATTTACAAACTTGTTAAGTGGTAATTCTGACAAGCTTCCTATTGTTATTGCTATTGATGAAAGTGGATTCGGTGGTGTTGTGGAACTAGTTACTCAATTAAATGTATAATTCGAGATATTTATAGTTATGCAAATAAAATGTTTAAATAATGAATGCAGTAACAATCTTTCTGAGATTCAGATTAAGAGAGAATGTAAGTTTTGTAGTCCAAGTTGTTCAAGTTCTTATAATACAAAAAAGAGAGCAAGAATACCAGCAACTTTAGAATCTAAACTAAAAACATCAAACTCAATGAAAAAAATATGGTCTGATCCTGTTTTTAGAGAAAAAATGAAAGATCATTTAGAAAAACTGTCTAGATTGGGATCAAGAGCAGCTCAAAAAGCAGGAAATTATCATGGATGGGCAAAAAGAGGTGAAAAAGGATTTGAGAAATTACATCATTTTGCTAAAGGTAATAAGCCATGGAACACTGGTTTAACTAAAGAAAATGATAGTAGATTAGCTGAAATTGGAGTTAAAAATAGTCAACATTTATTGGGATCAATTCAATCTATAGAATCAATTGCCAAAAGAGTAAAGACTAGAATAAAAAATGGTAAAGCGGTTGGCAAAGATCATTGGATGAGAAAAAGACCACTGCCCATTGATTTTACTAAAAAATCATTAAGAAGGCATGAAAAATCTTCACTTGAAATTGGATTAGAAAATATTATCATCAAAAACAATCTTCCCTATAAATTTGTAGGAAATGGTTCAGTAATTGTTTCAAATAAATGTCCTGATTTTGTTCATACAGATAAGAAAATAGCATTAGAAGTTTTTTGTACAAAACATAAAGAAAAATTTAGACATGGTGGATGTGAAGAATGGATGAAAAATAGAAAAGAAATTTTTGAAAAAGAAGGATGGAAAATTTTATTTTTCAATGAAAGACAAGTAAAAGAAAATATAATTCTAGAAAGATTGGAGAATATATGATTCATTTAGATTTAGATTTTAATATAATTAGTTATTTAGGTTTAGCTATTCCCGTTATAGGAGGATTCCTAGATTCAAGTCGGAGTATCGTTGCAGCAATCTTAACAAGAAAAGGAAGGGAATTGCTTGCTAAAAATGATGGATCATTTAAAATCGTCAAATTTGCACTGGGAGATGATGAGATCAATTATCAGCTTTATGATCCAGACACTGAAGATGATACAAATGTATTGAATTTACCAATTCTTGAACCTAGCTCTAATGAATTAACAGCATTAAGATACAGATTAGTTACAGCTCCTGTTGGAACTCAGCAAGTAGCATATCTAGTAGCTAATCCTACTTCTTTACTTTTGCAGAATATTACAATTTCTAATTCTACTTTAGCAAATAAAGGAACATTTTCAATCATTACTAAAGCTGGTATTGATACTTCTTATAATGCATATAGTAGAGATACTACAATTGCACAAGTTGATAATTCAATAATTACAGCTACTGTAGATGCAAATGGCCAAGCTAGTGCAGTAGTTGCTGTTACTGCTGGATTTACAAATGGTTCAACATATATAGATATAGTTGGAAAAGACACAGGTGCAATTATTTCTGTCCCAATTACAACAACTACACAGCAATAAGAGAAAACAATGTATTTAACAACAACAGGAACTTGTATAGCAACTTTGACTAGATTTGGCAGACAAGTTGCTGCTGAAAATTCAGTAAATTTTAAAATAACTCAATATCGACTTTCAGATGATGAGATAGATTATAGTCTTTTTGATGCTACTCCAAATTCTGCTCAAACTGATATTTTAAATACTCCAATTCTTGAAGCCTGTACAATAGGAGGTTTAGCAAGTCAAAAATATTTTCTTGAAAGTTTTCCAAAAGAGACTCAACAAGTAGCATATCTTGATACTAATATTGAGTTTCCATTTATTGATGGAGAGCAAAATAAAAGAACACAGCCTAATAAAATTGTTAATGTAATTCTGGATGTAAATTCTTATTCTTCAAACATGTATACTTTTAAAGTTAGAACTTTTTATGGGGCTGATTCTAATTATATAGTGCAATCATTGATGCCTACTATAATAATTCCTGTAAATAGTAATTATGCTTCAATACCTTGTACAGATCAATTTGAAAATAGACAAAATCAAACTGAAACTACTATTCAATTAACATGGAATATTAGTGATAACACTCCTGTAAGTGTAAATTCTGAATTGATAGAAAATATTTCTCCTAAGACTATAGATATTATTAAGTTCATTACAGGACAATCTATAACATCATCAAATCAAGCACAGCAAAAAGAAATGCTACTTTCAACTGGTCAATTAATAAAAAGGGGAGGCCCAATTAATTGGGGAATTATAGGTGCTGCAAGTTGTAGAGTTCATTTAGCAGGAGTTACTACTCAAAAAGGATATGATATTGAATTTTTACTTTATGATGGACTTAAACTATCACAAAGAGAAGCTGTACCTGTGCAACCAGCTACTTCAGATACAGATTCAACTACTATTTCAACTACAACTTCTTCAACTACAACTTCAATTACTTCAAAATCTGATGTAACACTTACTTATGTAAATGGAGTTGCAGGACACTGGGTTGATAATCCTGAATGGGTTAAATTAAATCAGTTAATTATAAACATACAAAATCATAAAGCTTCTGGAGTTGCAGTTCTATTTGGAAATGTATTTATGAAACAATATCAAGAAAAATTGAGAAATATTCCACGTTACGTTTTTGTACCACTTTCATAGAAAGAGAAAAATAATGTCATTTATAAAATTTGATGAATCAAGAGATATAGTCTCTACTAAAATAGATACACCGAATACAGAAATAAATATTTCTACTTCAGCAATAGCAGCAGCTTCTTCACTTTGGATATTTGCTACACAGGCAAGTGCTACAGGGTTTCTTTACAAACCTGATTTTTCTTCTCTTTCAACTACAAATATTGCCGTGTCTTCTGCTTTTAGGCATATTGCAAATTATTTTTTCGGAACTTCCGATACTATTTATGATTCATACGATGGCATTACACCACAAGCAAACATTAGAGTAATTGAGTTAGGTAGACCTCAGTTAGATGAAGGATTTTATCCCAATTCTATAACTTGCTGTATTTCTGCAACAAATTATGCTATAACAGCAATAGATTCTCAAAATATAAGTTCTGCTAATAGTCCATTAGGATTAACAGGAAGTTTTATCAATGCAAGTAATACTTCAGATGTTGTAGGAACAGTATTTTATGATCATGGAGTTATTGTTATTCATGGAGGAGCACCATCATCAACAGCATTAATTAGTTCAACTTCAGGATTTAGAATTGGTACTACTTATTCTCAACCTGATGTAACTCTTACACAATTTACTTGCAAAACTAGAAATATTTTGAAGAGAACAATTTATTTCTGTAGAGCATATAATACAGAAATGAACTTTACTACAAATCCTACAGCTAGAACTTCTGATGGGTATATTTTGAACTCATTAACTTCTGAACCTACTACATTTATAACTACTGTAGGTTTATATGATGATGCGGGTAATTTGTTAGCAATAGGTAAATTAAATCCAGCAAAACGGAAGGACTTTCAATCAGAGGGACTTTTTTCGGTTAGATTGGACTTTTAGACCTGATTCTAAATAGAACTTCAGTATATTTATCTTTATTGCTGAAGGAGTTATAATGCCTAAATTAAAAAATATGCCATCACAAGTTGAATTAATTTGTCATGGTTGCAAAATAAAATTTTCAGTTCCATATAAATTACGACACAAAAAGTTTCATAATAGAGAGTGTGCTGATAAAAACAAAAATTTTCATCACACTTCAGAAACTAAAAAACATCTCAGTTTGAAGCTATCAGGAAGTGGAAATCCCAGATACCATGCAATTGTAACTGATTTAACTCGTCAAAAGATGAGTGAAAAACTTAAAGGAAAATTTTTAGGGTGTACTAGATCTGAGGAATTTAAAAGAAAAGTTTCTGAAACAAAAAAGAAAAAATTTGCCAATGGTGAAACTAAAATTTGGAGACAGGGATTAACAAACAAAACTGATAATAGAATTGCAAATTCATCAAAAAAATTATCCAAGATATTAAAAGATAAGTTTAAATCTGGTGAATTAGAAATATGGAGTAAAGGTTTAACCAAATTTACAGATGAAAGAGTTCGAAAAAATAGTATAGCTGTTTCTAAAGCCCTAAAAGCTAAATTTGCTAATGACCCTATATTCAAAAAAAAACAAGCTCTTGTCTCTGCACACAATTGGCTCAATGGTTACAATTTTCCAAATAAAGTAGAACAAAAAGTGCAACAGTTACTTCCATCTACTTTTGTAGGAAACCAGTTTATTGAAAATCTTCAAGTTGATTTTGTTGACTATGATAGAAAAATAATTGTTGAAGTTAATGGAGATTTTTGGCACATGAATCCTGAATTATTTGAATCAAACTACTACAATAAAGTAATGGGCATGACAGCTAAAGAAATTTGGAATAGAGAACAAGAAAAAATTACAAGACTTAAAAATATGGGATATGAAGTAATTACAATATGGGAATCTGATATTAATAAAGGAGATTTTTCCAAGCTCAATAAAGTTACATGTCAATAACAGCAAATACAACGTTACCTTCAAATATAATTGCCGAACAAATTTCTGAAGCAGAAGGAAAAGTTCACCTAAGTAAAAGAATTGGTATTATTCAATTATCTACTGAAAGTGAAACACCCAAGTATTTTGATTATTCAAAATCTGGTTCTGTATTCTTTTCAGAAGCTATACCCGCGGGATATGCTGTAGGTACTTTAACTGGTGGTAGTACAAAACAATTTGTGAATTTTAGTAGCACTCCTAGCACTATAGCAATTTCTTCTATTTATGAACATGTACGAGGATATGTTAATAGAGACTTTAGTGATAATGCTGATGCAAATTGGAATAATTATTTGTCATCAACAGCTGGTCAAGCTGGATTGATTAGAAGAAAAACTGATGGATCTGGATTAACTGGAATTAGAATCATAATGTTCAATCGATCTGATTATGGAGATAGAATCAAGCCTGGAAGTTTTAATGCTACAGTTAATACTTCAGTTTCTGCATACAAATATGGAATAAGTTTAGATAACTCAAAGAACTATCCTGATCTCACAGAAAAATCTGCTAGTGATTCAGGTTTTTGGATGGGTATGACATCAAATCCTGGATTAGTTGGTTCAATGCAACATGGTATAAGTGGTTCAATTTTAACAGGATTTTCAATTTATCTAAGAGTAAGACCTCAATTGAGTCCTTGCCCTATTCAAACTTTATTTTCTAGAAAATCAGGTGATACTTCTCAAACTGCAATGAATAATGCTATAGTTGATAAACAATATATGAGTTTAGATCCACTTTCAGCTCATGCATCTGTTTCTTCTCCTTATATATGGAATGATTCTAGTAAGTCTTATGATGCTATCATGAATACTGCAGTAAATTATAGAGTTTTTAAAGTAGCAAATACAAATAATTTATTTTTTTATGGAAATATTTCTGTTGGTGATGTATATACTTTAATTGGGGGTGATGGAACAGCTTCTGTAAGAATTACACAAGTTACTAGTTTGGGAATATTTGGTAAAGCATTTCAGTTTGTAATAAATAATTCGGGTTCTTCTAATTATTCAGTAGGTGAATATCAAACTTATGCGCCGCCTGGAAGAGCTGCTATTAAAGTTCAAGTTGTTGAAGTTGAAGCAGTTCCTGTTCCAGGACAATCAACAACTGCTGCTTCAAGTGCTATAATTACTATTTACAATTTTAAACATGGAATAATGAGATGGGGAATTTCAAGTAATTCAGATTATAGTTCAGTTCCTCTTAAATTTACTATATCTCAAGCAGTTTCTGTAACAAATAATAATTTTAGTACTTTAACTGGATGGTACGGATCTTCAGAAACCGCCTATGATTCATCTTTTTCAAGTACTACTTCTACAGTTATATCTTATACTAATCAAGGAACAGCAGGAGATTTAATTGGAAGCAGAGTAAGAGTTTCTGGATTAACTTCAGGGGCAACTTCAGATTTTATTTTTCAAAAAATAGTTCTTTCTGCTGGATTGTCCGGAATTATATTTTCATTTGATATGTGTGCAACAGGTAATATGTATAGTGGCCAAGCTCTTAAAACTCTTGTTCAAAGAGATACAGGACCTTCTGCTGATACAGTAAGTATTTGTTCGTTTTTAGATTATTATTTGATTGGATATTCACAATGGCCATTCAAATCAACTTTGACAAAAAATATTGATTTACTTTATGATGCACCATCTTATGAATTTACATCAAGTGCAGTTTGGATTGGATTTACAATTGATAATAGTACAGCTACAGCTAGTGACAAAGAGTTTCATATCCAAAATGTAAATATTCAATGTATTCCTTCAACACTTTATGATGGACAGTCTGCTTCAGTAACTGCTTGGTTTGATTCAGTTCCTCCAACAAATTCAAAGAATTGGTTAACTTTATATGCTCGTAAAAAGAATTTAGAAATTTTTCCAAACAAAAAGATATATTTTAATCTCAGTCAGAATTACTCATAATGTCAAACTTAGGCGTATTAAATGATGGGCATGGAACTACAGTTCCATCGGGTTGGGTAACAATACCAACTCCCCCTAATCCTGCAATGACAACAATTGCAGCAACACCAAATGCGGGATATAAGTTTTGGTATTGGGGAACTGAGCTTGGAACTACTTATTTCTTAGATATTTATAATCCAAATACGCAGGTTAGATCAGTGTGGCCTCCTCCTGCTGATGATATAAATATTAGGGCACACTTTCAACCCATAACTTTGTCTCTTACATTAAATACAGATGGGAATGGTGCAACTGTTCCTACAGTTCATAAAGTTTTTA